TTGGCAATACCTTAGATGCACTTACAGTAACAGTTGATTTTGGAGCGGGTTTTGCAAAATTTATTCAAGGTTTAGTAACTCGTCTTACTCAAACAAAAACCGGGGCTACTATAGCAATGGCATTAATTCCATTTGCTCTACCGGGTGCAGTACCTGCTGGGGTATCTACATTAGGTGATGTTACTGATAAATTCTTATTTAATGCAGATGGTACTCCAAGGTTACCACCTATTACCATTACGGCTTCTCAAGTCTCTCCTGCAGTAGCATCTACTCAAGCCACAATATTACAAACTGTAAATTTATTAAAAGGTTTAGATGCTATTATAAATATTTGTAACCCAAATTCCACCTTAATAGACACATCTAAAACCATTCAAGATACAGCTGCAAACGAGTTAATAGCTGAAAATTCAACTAATGAATCTACTTATAAAGGATTTATTTTAGAAATTGAAACCAAAAAATTTACAGATACAGTAGATCAAAATAGGGCTGTAGGAAAAAACAACTCGGGGATTGTATTAATTGCAACAGAATACTCTTTTGCTTCTAACCCTCGAGTATTGATTGACGAGCTTAAATTTATTATTGACAGAGACGATTTAAAAGCGTATTAAACCAATATTTATAACCATGAAATTGACAGAATTAAGAAAAGTAATTAGAGAAGAAGTGAAAGCTGCTATCCAAGAGGAATTAAAAGATATCCTTCTTGAAGCAGTTCGTTCTCCAAAACCTGCAATTACAGAAAACATTTCAGTTGCAGCAACACCCCAAACTACCCCAGACCCCCAAGCACAAAAAGCATTTAGAGAACAAATGTTAGCCCAAATGTCAGCTGCTGGAGGTGATTTAAACCTATCAACAAGTGATACTGGTACATTTAGACCATCAGGCCCAACATCTGGTGAAGGATCAGCTTTAGGCACTGGTGATTTAGGTTTAGACCAAATTATGGGTATAATGAATAGTAAATAATGGCATTTAATGCACGGAAAATATCACCAATTGATTTTAAACCTAGTACAGCAGTAGGTATTGCCCTTCCATTTAGTGAACCCGATGTATTTAAATCAACATTTACAACAAGTGAAGCATTAAAAACTAATTTAATTAACTGGTTTTTAACTAACAAAGGAGAAAGAAATTTAAATCCTGATTTTGGTGGAAATTTACGTCAATATATCTTTCAACAAATAACAGAAGATAACTTAGACTTTTTAAAAGAAGATGTACAAAATCAATTAGGTCAATATTTTCCATCTGTTACTATTGTATCTTTAGATGTTTTAGGTCAAGAAGATAATATGATAATCACTGTAAATTTAAAATATAGGGTTATAAATACAGGTATAAGTGATGAAATTAATATAACATTTGAATAATGGCAACTACTAATAGAGATATAAAATATATTAATAGGGATTTTGGGAGTTTAAGACAAAGTCTAATCAACTTCTCTAAAACATATTTCCCATCCACATATAACGATTTTACCCCATCATCCCCAGGTATGATGTTTATGGAAATGTCTTCGTATGTAGGTGATGTTTTATCATTTTACCAAGATAATCAATTTCAAGAAACTTTCTTACAGTATGCCCGCGAAGCTAAAAATTTATATGATTTAGCTTATATGATGGGGTATAACCCCAAAGTTACTGGAGTAGCAGAAGTACCTATTGATTTTTACCAACAAGTCCCAGGAAAAACTGATGGTGCTGGTGGTTATATTCCTGATTATGATTATGCTCTTTTAGTAGCAGAAAATTCACAGGTTGCTTCCTTAACAAATTCTAATATTAAATTTTTAGTAGAAGACCCAGTAGATTTTGATACCTCATCTTCTCAAGACCCTACAACCGTTTCTATTTATCAAGAAGATGCAGGAGTAGTAAATTTTTTCTTACTTAAAAAAACAAGAAAAGCAATCTCAGCTACAATTAATTCAATTAATATTAGTGCTGGGAGTACACCAACAGAATTCTTTACTACAGACATAACAGCTCCCAATTTGATTGGTATATTAGATATTGTAGATGCTGATGGGAATATATGGTATGAAGTACCACATCTAGGTCAAGAAATGGTATATGATTCTATAAAGAATACAAACCCAAATGACCCAAATCTATATGAAGATAATACTGATACCCCATATTTATTAAAATTAAAACAAATCCAAAGAAGATTTGCTACACGATTCATTAATAATACAACTCTCCAAATCCAATTTGGTTCAGGTACTACTAATGATGTAGATGAAGAAGTAACTCCAAACGCTGATAATGTGGGTATAGGTTTACCGTTTGAAAAAGATAAACTAACAGCTGCGTATTCACCTCAAAATTTTATGTTTACAAATACTTACGGGATTGCTCCTACTGGACAATTAACAGTGAGATATTTAACTGGGGGTGGGGCAAATGCAAATGTAAAAGCAGGTAGTTTAACTCAACTAACAAACAGCACACCCAACTTCCAGGTCCCTAATATTAGTAATAATAAAGATATAGCTAATACAATTTTTAATTCGCTAACAGTTGTTAATCCTATAGCAGCATCTGGTGGTGGTGATGGTGATACTAACCAAGAAATTAGACAAAATTCTATGTCTAATTTTAATGCTCAACAACGTAGTGTTACACAGGATGATTATTTAGTTAGATCTTTAGCAATGCCCCCTAAATATGGTGTGGTATCAAAAGCTTTTATCGAACAAACAAAACTTAACACCCTCCTCCCAGGTGAAATACCTTCTACATTAACTTTATATGTATTAAGTGCAAATAACGAAAATAAATTAATAAATCCTTCTACATCATTAAAACAAAACCTCCAAACTTATCTATCACAATATAGAGTAATAGGAGATTCAATTAATATTAAAGATGCTTTTTATATTAACCTTAATGTAGACTTTGAAATTACGGTTAGACCTAATTTTAATAGTAATGAGGTATTAACTGCATGTTTACAAGAACTTAGAACTTATTTTAATATTAATAACTGGCAAATTAATGAGCCAATTCAAATTAAAGAAATATTTTTACTTTTAGATAAAGTTCAAGGTGTTCAAACAGTTAAAAATTTAAACTTTACCAATAATGTAGGAGGTAGTTATTCTAAATATGCTTATGATTTAGAAGGTGCTACAATAAATGATGTAATTTACCCTTCTATTGATCCTATGATATTTGAAGTTAGGTATCCTAACACAGACATAAAAGGTAAAGTAGTAAACTTATAATAAAATGGCAGTATATAAAATTTTCCCATATCAAGATACTACTTTGTATTCAATGTTTCCCAAAATGAATACAGGTATTGATCCTATTAATCAAGTTTCAAATTTAAACTTTGCAATTGATAGTCAACCTTCTGTAGCTAGATCATTAATTCAGTTTGACAACGATGAAATTAATAATACTATTGAGAATGTTATAGGTAGTACAGAATATCAAACTAGATTACGCTCATTTATAGCAACAGCTCAAGGTATTGTTGAATCTTCAACTCTAGAAGTATGGCCTGTAGCTGTAGGGGGTGCTACGGGGGAATTAGAATGGAACCAAGGTACGGGTACTTATTTAGACCAACCTTTAACAACTGATGGTGCTTGTTGGGAATCTCCTTTTTTTGCTAATAGTGACCCATGGCCTATTCTAACCTCAGATAATTATGGAATACCTTCAGGTTCATATAATGCTGCTTATGCTTCTATAGGTGGTGGTGTTTGGTATACTAGCTCAAGAGATGGCACATATAATTATAGAGGAAATCAAGGTCAAGCTTTAATCACAGCCTCATTTGGTCCTAGAAGCGATAAAGATCTAAATATTATTGTAGACGATATTGTTCAAGCCTGGACCAGCTCAGCTTTACCAAATCACGGATTTTTGGTTAAATGGGAAGGTAGTGCTGAATTTAATACAAGTAAATTAGTTCAACCTGTAATGCAATATTATAGTGTTGACACAAATACAATTTACCCACCAGAGTTAGAATTCAGATGGGATGATTCAGTTTGGGCTACTTCCTCAGCTGTACCAGTATTAGACCAACAAAATATTTATATTTCACTAGCTGAAAATCCAGGTATATTTTACGCTGAAAGCATTAATAAATTTAGATTAAACGTAAGAGAAAAATATCCTAAACGTGAATATGTAACAGGTTCTTTGTATACTAAACAACATTACCTACCCTCTGCTTCTGCATGGTATGCTGTTAAAGATTTAGATACAAACGAATTTGTAGTAGATTTTGACAACGATTATACTAAAATAAGTGCTGATACAACTTCAAGCTATTTTGATTTATACATGAATGGGTTAGAACCAGAAAGATATTATCAAGTATTAGTTAAAGTTGAAGCCGGAGGTAGTACTACAATATATAATGACGAATATTACTTTAAAGTAATTAATGGGTAATGGAACAAAAAGTAAATTT